TATGAAACAGGTAAATTGGCTAACTACCGAGTAAACAATGAAGGCGATATTGTATATAGTGCATATAGATATAAAGATAAAAAACCAGCATTCAATTATGCAGCTATGCAATATAACCGAGTTGATTATGAGCATCCAAGTACTGGTAAGCACCCATTAGCTACAGACCATTGGGATGAAGTGGCAGAGCCTATTATTTGGGAGGGCTTTGTACATGATGTTAATGAATTGTTAGGTACAAAGGGTAGAGGACGTAAGCCAAATAAGTACATGCGTAAGTTGAGAGCCGACCGTAGACAAGATTGGGGGAAGAAATAAATGAGTGTTGATAAAAATCAAGCGATGATAGATTTCTTACTTACTTGTCCGACAATCCAGCGCAGCCCATTATTCTTCAACTTCGCTAAAAGTAAAGAAGATAATAATCAGGTTATTCTTCTTTCTAATGATGTTAAACTTCATGAGCCATATATTGATGGTTCAGTAATGAAACAATATAGATTTATTTTACTATCATATAAATCTATTTCGCTTAATCCAATAGTTAAGGTTCCTGGATACCCAGATGAAAACTTAACTGAAATTGCAGAGTTCCAGGAAATCCTTGACTGGGTAAAAGAACAGGCCGAAGCAAGTAATTTTCCTGACTTTGGAGACAAGTGTGTCATTGATAGTATGACGGTGTTATCAGATAATCCTACTCTCTATGATGTGGATAATAATGTAGCACCACCACTTGCCAGATATTCTATTACGATTCAGTTGGATTACCTTGATAATTCACTGAAATTGTGGCAAAATTAAATTGTACAGGAGGAATAATAAAACATGGCTTTTACAAGTACATTATTAGAAGGTCAGCGTGCTCAGCGAAAACTGTTAGTTCATGTTGCCGAATGGAAAGAGGGCTCTGAAACCAAGAGAGAAATCTTAGGTACGAGAACCGAAGATAGCTCTATTGAATTTAACCCGGATATTGAAACTATGACTGATATCAGAGGTATCACTTATACTGATGTTAATAAGACGGAACCTCAGCAGACATTTGACCCGTTCTACATCTTAGGTGGTTCTGCATTATCTGATTATCTTTCTCAGGCAGCACTTAGAAATGATATTAATGCATATAACGGCACGTTTGATGTATATATTATCCAGGCTTATTTGAAAGACGGAGATGCTTACTATGCAGTTAAGCATTCTGGTTGTTCTATCCTTCCTACTTCTCTTGGTGGAGATAGCTTTACGGCTATGCCTATTGAAGTTCACTACTCCAACAATATTACGGAAGGTTCAGTAGATAAACTTACGGATGAATTTACCTTCACTCCGGCGGTAAGTACTAGTACTGGTGATTAATTAAAGAAAAGAGGGAAAGATAATCATGTTATTAGATGAAAATAAAAATGTGGAAATAAATGACGATATCCAGGACATTAAGTTAGACTTTAGTTCCAAAAAAAGATTTAGAATTGATAATGACAGTTCTAGAATTTTGGAATTAGATACATCAGATTTAAGTGTTCTGAGTAGACTTCAGGAATACTACCCAAAATTAAAAGAGCTGGAAAAAGAAGTATCTGAATTATCAGGAGACCTTGATGATGAGGAGTCCATTATTAAAATGGGTAAAGGTTTAGCCGAAGTTGATAAGAAGATGCGGGAATATATTGATGTTATCTTTAATGCAAATGTTTCCGCTACCTGCGCACCATCTGGTTCAATGTATGACCCAATTAATGGGCAACTTAGGTATGAACACATCATTTCTTTAATTTCCAGTTTGTATGAGAATACTCTGGCGGAAGAGACCAAAAAACTCAAGGCCAGAATTTCCAAACATACTGGTAAATATACCAAATAGTGTATACTTTACCAACATCAGTTAATATAGGAGGTAAGGAGTTTAGCATTCGTAATAAGGGCGACTATAGAATGGTGCTTGATTGTATGTCAGCACTAGAAGATGTCGAATTAGATGAAACTGAACAACTTATCTCCTGTTTAATTATTTTCTACGAAGACATAAATTGCTACGAAGATTTGGAGCTTTTACCAGATTTAGAAGTAGCAGTAAAAGAAATGATTAAGTTCTTCAACTTAGGCGAAGAAGAGAAACCAGGTCTTAAAACAAATTATAAGCTGATTGATTATGAAAAAGATGAACAGCTTATATGTTCGGCTATAAACAATGTTGCTCATATAGAAATAAGAACAGTTCCATATTGTCACTGGTGGACATTTATGGGTTATTATATGGCTATCGGAGAATCTACATTATCTACGATTGTAGGCATTAGACATAAAATAGCCACTCATCAGAAATTAGAAAAATATGAGCTGAAATTCAAAAATGAAAATCCTCAATATTTCACAATAGACTATAGAACAACTGAAGATAAACAGCTGTCAGAAGAGTTCTTGCGGGAGATATGGAATAAGAATAAAAAATAGGAGGAAGTATGCCAAGTAACGGTGATATTGTTCTAAGTATAGGCATTAATACTCAAGATGCAGAAAAGTCGATGAAGAGTTTTGAGAATACCTCAAAACAATTTTCTGCTGCATTATCACAGGTAATGAAACTTCCAAACACTAACTTAGAAAGAGTAATACTTAGATTAAGAACTGCAGCAAATGCTTACGGTAAAGCGCAGCGAGAGTTTAAAAGAATTGAAGCTGAAAAAGAACAAGTATCTTCTGAATTAAAAGAGGAGCAAGAACGATTAAAGGTATTAAATGAAATCGTTGAAAAATATCAGCAATTAAGTGATATTAGGGGCAATACTAAAGAGAGCAGAGAAACAAAAGCCAGTATTGAAGGTAAATATGAGGATTTAGGTTTAGCTAAACCGGATTTAACGACGGAGGCGAGATCGGCTAATCTAGAAAAAATTAATAAATTAATAGATTCTCAAGAAAATAAAATACGCAGTCTGGAGAAGAGCTATGCTGGATTAGAACGAGGTGCGACTGCTGCTCAAGGAAGAATGACACAGTCTCTTCAAGAATACCTTAATACTCAGCAAGAAATACAAACAGCGCTAGCAGTTGATATATGGAATAAACCAATTAGTAGTATTATGACCTATATTGCTAAAATGCGGGACTTAAGAGAAGCATTTGAAAATGGCGAAAAGGCATCTACTAAGCACGAACAGGCACTAATTAGGTTAAAGGCAGCAGTTAGTGGTATTACCAAAGATTTTAAAACACTTATTAGTAGAATCGGGAAGTTTGTTAAATTAGTTGGTAAGTTATCTGGAGTTTCTGCTATTATTAAGGGCATTAAAGGCGGCTTGGATAGTAGGGGCGTAGACTGGAAAACAGGACTTAGATATATTATTCAGTATGGTTTGGGTTTCCGTTCCTTGTTCTTCTTGGTTAGAAAATTGAGAAGCGCAGCAGTGGATGCACTAGAGGACATGGGTAAATCTATACCCAAAGTACAGGCTTATTTGGATAGTTTATCTAAATCAGTAAATACTTTAAAGGGCGGATTAGGTGTATCCCTTGCTCCATTATTAAAGGTTGCAGCGGCCTTAATGGAAAGACTTGCAGCTGTAGCCATTAGAGCAGCAAATGCAATTGCTCAGTTCTTTGCAGTTTTAACCGGACAAAATGTTTGGTTTAAGATGGCATCCAGTGTAAGTAGTTATACGGATGCAGTTAATGGGTCTACTAAAGCCAATAAAGAGAACGAGAAGTCAATGAAAAAGCAGTTAGCTGCTTTTGATGATATTGATGTGCTTGTAAAGGATGTTGATGATGACCTAGACGGCCTCGGAGATGGTGGCGGTGGCGGACTTGATGGCAGTGAGTTAGGTGTATGGCAAGAAGTTGCTAATCCTATAAGTAAACTCGCTGAGCTCATTAGAGAAGCATGGCAGTCAGATGATGTTGCTACAGCATTTGAAGATGTAGGTAGATATATTGGTGAGTATCTCCAGAACGGATTGGATAAACTACTTACTACTTTCTGGCCAGCTCTTAGAGAAAAGGCGGAAAAGGTAGCTTTAGCAATTGCCGGTACTATTAATGGATTCTTCCAGACAGATGCTGTTGTCTCCTTTGCTAAAAATATAGCAGCAGCATTAAATACAGCTCTTAGTACCTTATCTAAGTATTGGGGTACAGTTAGATGGGGCGATATGGGGGCTAAGTTGAGAGAAAGCCTGGAAGCTTTAATTGATGGCATTGAGTGGAGTACATTAGCAGATTACCTCAAGAGTAAAATACAAGGTATTATTGAGTTTGCGGTCAATCTTATCGGTGATGCTTCGTGGGTAGGTAAGCTGGCGGATAATGTTGGAAATGTATTACAGCAAATCTTAGAAACAGTAGATTTCTTTGCTCTTGGTCAAACGGTAAATAAATTAATTACTGGTATTCTTGATGGAATTTCCGGTATTTTGGGTAAAAATGAAAAAGGCGTAGTCAGTGCTATTTCAAACTTTGCTAAGGGCTTAGATTTACATTCTATCTTAAAATCCCTCGGTGAGTTGTTATTCAAGGCATTTAAGTTAGTCTTAAAATCAGCATTTGAGTTACTGGAAGAAAATGCAGTTTTGGGCGGGCTACTTGGTGCTTGGTTACTAGCAGAATTAGCAAAGTTTGTAATACCTACAGCAGCCAAAACTTTGTTGTCGGGTGTATTTGAAGGTGTAATAAGTGCCGGTGTTAGTGAAGCGGTTGCTAGTGCCGGAGTTAGCACTGCATTAAATGGTGCAGCTACTACAGTATTTAGTTTGTTTGGCAGTGCTTTAACTGTTGCTTTTACTGGTCTTGGGTTGTTACTTGGCGGCCTAGTAGTAGCAGGTGTAATTGAATATATTGGTGGTCCAGATAAAGAAGTATTTGATATAGTCAATGATGCAATTGTCCAGGATACTCAAGCAGTAATGGATAATGTTGGCTTTACTATTAAAGCATCTGAACCAGAACTAATTAGTACACTTGAAACTATATTTACCAACTTGGGGTATCCAATAGATCAGTTTAATGCAACAACTGTTGGACAAGTAAATGATGGAATTGCACAAGTTTTATCACAGCTAGGATTTGGCGGTGGCGAAATAATGACTATGCTCACTAATTTATATTCTACATTAGGGTATGATTTAAGTGCATTCCAGGGAACTACAGTTGCTGATTTGTCAGCATTTATCTCCAACATTATTGCTACCAGCAATGGTCTTGAGGGCGAGATTAATACCGATACCTCCAATATTCAGACCAATGTACAAGAAACTGAATCTACAGCCGAAGAAAGTTCTCAAGGATTTGTAAAATCATTTGAAGATATGGCTAAGGGTGTTTCTACAGCAGCTTCAGATATTGCATCTAGCCCAATTAAACCAGTGATTGATACAAGTTCTATTGATGTTGGTATTGCTAAATTAAATGCTTTCTTATCATTACTTGCTGAAGCTGGTGGTGCAAGTATTAATATACCGAATATTTCAACAACTACTGCTGTTGTTAAAAAGAATGCAAATAGAATGAATGCATTCAGAGCAGCTAAGGGTGCCGTTATTCCTCCAAATAAACCATTCTTAGCTATGCTTGGTGATCAGACTCGCGGTACCAATGTTGAAACTCCATTATCAACAATTACAGATGCTTTACAGCAGGCATTGGCTTCATATGGGTTTGGTGGAAATAACCAGGAAATTGTATTAAATATTGATGGTGCAACTTTAGCGAGATTAACTGTACCATATAACCTGGATGAATTGAACAGAAAAGGGTATAATGTAAGAGTATTAGAAGGTAAGTAAGATGGCGGTAAGTTCAACAGAAAACAAATATAAGATTAAAATTGATGATACCTATTTCAATATTGCTATCTCTGAGCTCCATAGAAAAGCAGATGTTTTGGATAAATCGGCTTATCGTAGTGAAGATGGAGACTTACACCGAGAAGTAATTGGTACTTATTACAACTATACCCTTAAGTTCGGCATGATGTGCAGAACTCAAGAAGAGAGAGAAGAGTATAACAGGCTTTTTGACACCTTAAGTACTCCGATGGAATATAGAAGAGTAACATTACCACACGATGGAATAGAATTTGAAGGTTATTTTGCCAGCGTAGAAGATGACATAAATTATCTGGTAGATGATGAAACAATGGCAGCATTTAAAGGATTGCAGTGTAATTTAATTGCTAGACTACCTAGAAAGAGACCGGGTGGAGGTAATTAATGCCTAATACCAGACTTACTTCTTTTGAATGTGTGTATAGTATGATAAATAACTCTGCTATGGAAGAAGCGACTTTCTCTAGCTCCACAGCCGGTAGTGAATCAGACTTAAGTAAATTAACTGATATATCAGATAGATATTCTTATATGTTTATACCAGAGCATAACTATTCTGTGCTTAGTGGAACATACAGTGAGTTTCCGAATACTTTTGAAACACCCTATATAAGTGAAGAACAAAGCGATGAAAATGGAGATTTTGAAGTCAATCCTCAATTCTCTGTTAGTTTTACTCAGCCACAAAGTTCTTATGGCTTAACTTTTTATTTTGAGGAAAACTATCCAATCGAAATAAATATTATAGTTCATAGGCAGAATACTTCCACAACATATGTAGTAAATCCGACATCTTTAACTTATATAGCAGATATTGAAATTTTAAATTGTGTTGGAATTGATATTGAGTTTACTAAAGCGATGCCTTATAGATTTATTAAAGTACGAGGAATTGCTTTTGGTCAGACAGTTACTTGGGGAGAGAATGAAATTTATTCAGGTAAGTTATTACTGGAAAAAGACCCGATCGCAGATAAATTGTCTATCAATACATTAAACTTTGAAATCATTGATAAGGCGAACGAGTACAACATTGCCAATGACGCTGGGCTCCATAACTATTTCCAAAAAAGACAGTATGCCTATGCATATGAATATATTAATGATGTACCAATATTCCTGGGGAAATATTATCTTGATACATTCAGCTGGGATGAAAGACTAGTTAAATTAAATTGTGTCAGTGCGATCGGCATTTTGGAAGATACTCAGTTCAATAGTGGCAGACTCTATTCTGGAGAAACAGCCGGCAATATCTTGGATGAGATATTTACTACAGCCGGAGTAGATTATACAGCAGATGAGGAGACTTCCAATACTTTACTATACGGAACTCTTAAGCCCATGAGCTGTAGAGATGCTTTGCGAGAAGTCTTATTTGCATGTAACAGTGAAATTACTACAGTTGGGGATGTGGTATCTATCAGTAAAAGTTCCACTTATATTTTAGACAGCATAACTCGTGCCAATAAAATTAAAACAACAATCATCAAGAATGATTATATCTACGGTGTTGATGTGGAATACTCTACTTTTACATTGAAAAGTGAGCCAGAAAATATTGTAGAATCCGAGTTATATTTAGCTGGTGAGAATATTCTTACTTTTACTTCTCCATATACGAATGTTACTATTAAAGATGGGAATAATAATACTATTACTCCAACAGTTTTACAGCCATATTATTGTTCATTTACTTTGGCACACGATACAGTAATTACTATAACAGGCACTTCTTATGAAGAAAAAGCCAATACAGTTCAAGCCCATAGGGAATACTTAGAGCCGGGAGAAAGTGAGACAATTAAGAAGTATAAGACCAGCCTTTGTAATGCAGCAATGGCTAAGGCTAGGGCAGAGGAAATACTAGCTTACTGGGAAAATAGATTAACGCTAAATGTTCAAGTAATTGCGAATGATATAAATATGCAAGGTAGACGGAGAGTAGAAAATCCCAGTAAAGAATATTCTGATTTTATTGCTTGGTATACCAGTAGAAATTTTGACTTAACTGGAAGCTTTCTTGATACAGCTAAACTTGTTGGATTCTACTATTATGAAACGGTTACTTACTATACTGGTAGTGAATTGTATAGTGGCGAAGATATTGGACTTATATAGCGAGGTGAAATATGTCAGTTATAGATTTAACAAATACAGTTTGGTACTTTAACGAACATCCGCAGAGGATAAACCCAAATACATATTACCTTACATTCACAAGCAATAATACTCAGTATTATCGAATAGGAAATCATTGGCAAGGGTCATACTTATACGACCTTAATTACTACACTTCATTAAGTGGAAGCGGTATGAACTATGCGTATGAATCAACATCTGGCGCAAGTGAAGTGGGACTAGGTTCGTGGTCTAACCCAAATTACAGAACTATAACCATTACGGGTGGAACTGACGCTACCAACCCCGACTTAATTGCTTGGCTTGAAGCGAGTGCCACGCCCGCCGTTATTCCCGATATAACACGTACATTATGGCTATTAAATAAGGATGTTAGTACAGATTTCCCTAGCACAACTGTAACATTTAGAGTTAATTTTAAGTCGGATAGATGGAGACAGAAAGACTATTCATTACTTGCCTTAAACGTTAGCGGAACAGACAAATGGGTTTCTTATGGTTATGGAACTATTAGGCAAAGTGTAACAAGCAATAGCGCAGTATTCACTTCTACGAACGATAGAATTATAGAAATTAGTGGTGGGGAGGATGTTTCTAACCCATCGTTTGTATCGTGGCTTGAAGCAAACGGAACGCAGATTGAGTTTGACACAGACAATTATCATCGTTTGGACGCAATTATTAGTGATGGTTATTGTGCTATTGACACGGGGTATCAGCCAAGCAACAAAACTCACTTATATATCTCGACGTATTATGTCGCTGGTAATGGGTGGCTTTTTGGTGCTAGACAAACCACGGCGTCTAATTCAAATTCTTTCAGTTGGCTTGACAATGGTTCAAATTGGTATTCGTACTATGCAACTACACAGGCACAGGTACCAAGGGAAAGCAGTAACCAAAACATTATCATAGATAAGAAAAAGAACGAAACAACGTATTATTATGGTAATTATTCGGGTTACATAACGCAATCTTCGGCTAGTACAACATTTTCCATTACAAGAAATCTGTATTTATTTGCTTTGAATAATGGTGGTAATATTGCTTCTGTTGTTCCAAAGGGTTCGAAGTTCTATGAGTGTTTCATCGAGGAAGATAGTACGTTATGCGGGTATTACTTACCCGCTATGCGTAAGTCGGACAACGCAGTTGGTGTGTATGATTGCGTAAATCAAACATTCCTAACAAACATATATACAGGGTCATTTCTTGGATATAGGGCAGAACCCGAAGAGGGTGGGACTATCACTTATGCAAGTGATAACGTCACGGCAACATTAACTGCAACGGCTAATTCAAACTATGCTTTCCAAGATTGGACGGTGGCTAATTACACAAGACTTGAATACATTGAATCGAGTGGAACGCAGTACATCGACACAGGGTTCACTCCAAATCAAAACACTAGGGTTGATGTAAAGTTCGTTCCGTTAAGTTCAAGTAATGACGGTGTTTATGTATTTGGTTCGGGTACTTCTTCTACAAACAGAGCGTTTGAACTGTATCCGTGGAACGGAACGTTGCAGAGCAACTACGGAACATCCACAGTTAATACGGCAACTGTCACAGTTGGACAAACATACGAAGTAAGCAAAAACAGAAATGTAACAACTATTAACGGTACAAGTTATTCACACACCGCAAACTCATTCACCGCACCATATACGCTTGATTTATTCGCTTTGCACAGATCGTCAGTTGTATTGCCGAGCAACGGAATGAAACTGTACTATGCGAAGATTTGGGATAACGATGTTTTGGTGCGTGATTTCATCCCTGTAATTCGCCATAGCGATTATCAGATAGGTATGCTCGACCTATGTGAAATGAAATTTTATGGAAGCGCAGGAACTAACAAGTTCAAACATTGTTTTAAAGAGAGTGACACAATCACAACGCCTGCTTTCGCAACAATTTCATGGTCGGGATGGTCGGGTTGGCAATCTGTATATGGTGCGGGTGTAAATAACAACTATGTAACCATTGATTTCCAAAAGCCAGTTGTAGTTGTTGAATACGAAGGAAACAACGCTAATGATAATAGTTCTATCGCATGGTCTTTCACTATTGCGGGGTCGAACGACAATGTAACTTATACGAACATTCAGACGGATGCTTTTCCTGCAAAAGCGTTCCAAGCAGTAACCGTAAGAAACTCAACTGCTTATAGGTATTATCGTTTGATTTATAGTGCATATAATAACAGTTTCAGTAGTAAAAGATATATCTTTAATAACCTTTCTCTATCGGGATATACAGAAGACGAAACGTCTGTTGTAACAGTTGATGATAATCCATTAACATTTGCATTGGGCGAAAACTCCAGTGTAATCGCCAATTTCTTTGTCAACTACAACATAACTCTTACATATGACAATACATTAGGTAGTGCTTCATATACGTCGAGTGGGCATGATGTTATATTATCTGCTTCACCTAATGCAAATGCACAGTTTTTAGGGTGGTATATCAATTCTGTTCTACTTTCTTTAAACAACCCTTATACTTACACACCGACAGATGATGTAACAATTGAAGCGAGATTTGAAAATATATATGAGATTACTTCAATAATAAGAGGTGATGGCTCAATGTCGTATATTAGAGATTCAAATGACAGGAATCTAGTTACATTTACGGCTATACCGGGAATTGTAAGTAGGTTTATTAAATTTGAAGTTAATCCTAACCATTCAGTTTATACAGAATCTCCATTAACCTTACGCATAAATTGGGATATAACAATTACAACTTTCTTTGAAGAAGTAATTGAATTTATTTATGACAGAACTCAAGAAGATGTGGATAGGGTTAAATACTTAAATAATCAATTACAACTTAATCGCGCAACTGAAGCAGAAATAATAGAATGGAACTCTAATTTAAAGGGAGCATTAAATAAGAATGACTTAACCAGGATAGTTGCAATTACAACTTATTTAGCAGAAAAATTAAATGTTTCTATAATTGAACAGTCAGTACCAGATATACCAACTGCACCTTGGTATGCTATTATGTTAAATAATGTCAGACTAGTAAAGGATGCCTGGATGACTTATGCGGAAACACCGCCTCTTCCCAATCAACCATTAAATACTTATGAGAAGTGGAACATTATAGAAAAAACTTTGCGAGATATTTATGATATACTACAAACAAAAGATTATTATTTTGCAGGTATTGACTTAATGTGTAACAATAATTTCTTAATTTAATATATAATTATATATAGAGGAGGATTAAAATGGCATATGAAGTAAAAACTTGGACAGACCGAATTAGTGAGTACATAAATAGACGAACTTTAACGGACACTACAACTTCAGCTGAGCAGGTGGTTACTGTTACTAGAAATGAAGGAACAGTATCAGTTGAAGGAGATGCATTTAATGCGACTAACATGAACAATCTGGAGAGCAGAATAAGTGATGCTTTAGCAGATGGAAAATCTTTTGTAGTTTTAACGGAGAGTGAGTATGCGGCGCTATCTTCTTATGATGATACTGTTATTTATATGGTTAAGGAGGATTAAAATGATTAAGGTTAAGTTTTTAGATAGCAATCAGGGTTATTATGTTAAATTCCGTAGAGTGCAGAATAATGTGGTTAAAATAATCGGAGACGGCATTCCAAAGAATACAAGTGGTTTCAAGACTTATACGGAAAATGATGTACAGCTTGGTGATTTTAGTGATTACACTACTATTTATTCTATAGAAGCTGACGGAATTAAATTTTCTAACGACGGGTCCGTTGAACCTACTAAAACAGTAACTATTGGTATTGAATGGGAAGATGATGATAACATTCACAAAGCAAGACCTAACCAGGTTAATGTTTCAGTTAGTAGGAATGGAGTAATTACCAAAGAGATTTTGGCTCAGGATAACTGGACTAAAACTTATACATTAAAGTTATCAGATGATTATTTCTTAGTGGACGGAGATGAGGTAGACGGTTACACTAAATCAAAGAGTTCCAATACTCTGATTTATAGTTATATTGAAGTTGACCCAGTTCCATCAACTGAAGAACGGTTAGAAGATTTGGAAGCAGCTGTATGTGAATTGTATGAAATGTTAGGAGGAGAATAATAATGTATAAGATTTATTACAACCGAATTGTTACAGGACAAATTACATTTGACCGAGTTCCAGAAAGATTGAAATCCCAGGTGCTTTCATATGCATATCAGATGCTTGAAAGTGGTAAATTAACTCAGGAGCAGTTTGATTTATATTTTGGTGAGGATCAGTAATGCCAATTTATTTAGGTGCTTCTGAGATTGAATCGGGATTTGACGGATCTACAGAACTCCAAAATATTTATATTGGGGCTCAGGAAATCTGGTCAAATTCCAAAGTAATTAATTTAGGTACTGGCACCTCCTTTGATGTTAGTTCTATTTATTCCAAATATGATGAACTTACAGCAAATAATTTCTTTATTATGGCTGCAAATACAGCTAGTGGAACTTCTGGTACTGGAACAATTTCAGTCGGAAGCGGTAGTGCAGGAAGTTGGGGATTTCAGGCTCAACTAGTAAAATCTTATAATTCATCTACTGGGATTTTAACTGCATATAATGCCATTAAAGAAGGGCATGATAACAGTGTTAGAGGAACTGGAAGTGTGACGGCTGTTTTAGTTGTTAAAACAGAAAATTTAATAAACTTGGGCAGTGTTAATGGAACTATTTCCGTTACTTCTTATGGGGAGTATAGGAATTTTACTAATGATAATTTCTTAATTATTTCAGCTGCTTCTCCGGCTCATGGTAATAGTTATTATCATCAGTCATATGCATATTCTGATAGTGGCAGTGGAACTTCAACAATTACTAAATCCTATAATGCTACTAATGGAACTTTAACAGCTAATATTAAAATGAATTCGACAGATACAAGTGGAGTATATAATTATTATACGGCAAATGAGCAGGGTGCTGTATATATATACTTAAATCCAAAAGTATAGGAAAACATAAACAAACTAAACTATGGTATAATAAAAGTACAGAAAGGAGGAAAATTATATGCAGGCGACTCTTACTTTGACAGATGTTTTATGGATTTTGGGTGCAATTACAGCTATTATTACATTCATTAATCTTGTTAATAAGCCATATAAAGACTTAGAAGAAAAAGTAAATACACAGGCACAAACAGTTAAAGACTTATCCAATGACATTAAAGCTCAGCAAAAGTTATTGAACAATAGTCTCAAAGCTCAGTTACTGCTCATGCAACATCTTGTATATGGTAATCATACAGATTCAATGAAACAAGAATTAACTAAGCTGCAATCAATTATCGTAGATATTAATAGTTGAAAAACCCATGTCAAAGAAAGAGGATAAAAAGCTACCATTAATCAGAGATTTTACTAAACCGGAATTAGATATGTTTAGAGAACTTTGCAATTTTACAGATGAAGAGCTGACATACTTTAACTTGCGAGCTCAAGATAAAAGTAATACAGTAATAGCTCAAAAAATGTATATTTCGGAGCCAAAGGTATCTTATGAGTTAAATGAAATAACACAAGAGGCTGTACAACTAAGTGTAAAAACTGTATGTAGAGAAATTAAAGAGTTTCTGGCAACATTGTATGGAAATACAGATACACAACTAGAAAGAGATGAAATTAAAAATATGCTGAAAACTCTTAATTTATAAGGAGCAGAGATGCTCCTTTATTTGTGTTTTTTCAAAACATGTGATATAATGTTTGTATGATAACTATGAGAATAGCAAAACCTACAAGATGTAATAGTGAAAGGTCAGTTTATGTCAGCTTTAAGTTTGATAACTACATACTGAACATTGTTCGCTCTTTTAGTGTTAGGTATTACAATCCCGACACTAAAGAGTGGGAATTGCCTATAAGCCAATTAGAAGCCCTTAGAGAAAGGTTTTCAAATTATGAAGTAAATGTTTATGAGGATAAAGAATGTCTCTCTATGAGCCTAAAAATGCCCTCAAATGACTTTGTATTCAAAACAAAACCATTTCAACATCAATTAGAGGGGTTTAATTATGGTATTAAGCATGACAGGTGGCTTTTAGGCGATGAACAAGGTTTAGGTAAAACTAAGCAGGCAATTGATATAGCTGTAGCTAAGAAACAATCACTCGGTTATAAACATTGTTTAATTATTTGCGGAGTCAACGGCTTGAAGTGGAACTGGAAAAATGAAATCAACACTCACTCAAATGAACAGTCACATGTCCTCGGGGAAAGGAATAAAAAAGGAAAAATCACTATAGGCGGAAACAAGGATAAGCTGGAGGATGTGAAGAACTTACCAGATGCATTCTTTCTTATTACCAATGTAGAAAGCCTGCGCGATAAAACTATTGTAGACGAGCTGGTTAAAAAGATTAAAGCTAAAGAAATCAATATGTGTGTTGCGGATGAAGTACACAAAATGAAAAATCCCACATCTCAACAAGGAAAGGGTTTTTTAAAGATATTACCCGAGTGTAGAATAGCCATGACGGGAACACCTCTAATGAACTCTCCGTTGGATTTGTATGTGCCTTTAAAGTGGCTTGGTTACGAAGACCATGCTTTTTACTCATTTAAAATGCACTATTGTGTTATGGGCGGCTTTGGTGGATACGAAGTTATTGGCTATAGATATTTAGACGAGCTTCAGGAAAAACTCAATGAGATAATGCTTAGAAGATTAAAGGCGGATGTTTTAGACCTACCAGAAAAACTACACATAGATGAGTATGTAGAGATGACACCTAAACAGGCTCAAATCTATAAGGAAGTAAGAGCAGAAATTTCAATGAATATAGATAAAATAGCTCAGTCATTTAACCCATTGGCAGAACTTATTAGATTGAGACAAGCTACTGGGTACACAGGAATCTTATCAAGTACCATCCAAGAAAGTGCCAAGTTGGACAGAATGGATGAACTTGTGGACGAAGCTATAGCAAATGGAAAAAAGGTTGTTATATTTAGTCAGTGGACTCAAATAACAAATGCCGTAAAAGAAAGAATATCTAAAAAGGGCTATCATTATTGTAGCATTACAGGAGAAACAAAAGAGGTTGATAGACAACACTATGTCGAAGCTTTTCAAAAGGATGACTACTGTAAAGTTATTATAGGAACAATCGGGGCAATGGGTACTGGTTTAACATTGACAGCTGGAACAGTTGAGATATTTATGGATGAGCCGTGGAATAAGGCACTTAAAGACCAAGCCGAAGATAGATGCCACCGAGTAGGCACTAATGAAAATATAACTATTTATACCTTGTTATGTAAGGATACAATTGATGAGCGGATAAACTCTTTAGTTAAAGCTAAGGGGGAAATGTCAGATATTATAGTTGATGGTAAACAGCTTGAAGGCAAAGAACTGGTAGAATACCTGATTAACTAAAATAGTTGACATTTAATTAAACATGTAATATAATGTTTATAGAGGAGGTAGAAGTGGAAGAGAAGTTATTGAAAATCCAGGAAGTTGCTTGTCTATTGGGATGTTCAGTAAATACCATTAATCACTGGTATGCATTTAAGAAATTAAAGCCAAGCGATGAATACTCTAAACTATTGCCGGATTTTATTCAAAATGGGGATAGGCAGTGTAGATATTGGCACCAGGAAGATATGTGGAAACTTATTGAATTTAAGCAGAAGCTCCCAAAAGGAAGAAACGGAATTCTTGGAGCTGTTACACAAAAATATGCTAAAAAGAAAGGGTGAAGTGATGACGGCATATAAAGAGCTGAAACTAATCTTGGGCGACGAGTGGTGTGTTGATGGGGTTACACCAGAAGGAGAAACTGTTTTACTTGAATATGGCGACTCCTACTTAGATGAGGACGGCAACACGGTTACAACTATCAAGGAAACAGTGTTCCAAAGAAATGGGTGGACTCGTATACACATTTATCATCCAGATGAAACTATTGAAGAACTATTTGAAAAATAAGGAGAAAAAACTATGACACTAAGAAAGAAGAACAGAGAACTATTAGAAGATTTAGTCAGAGCATTCTATTACAATGATTCACAGATGAAAAGATATAAAATGATCAGTGATGAAGAAAAAGCCAAAATCAAGGACATAATGAGAGATAGTGATATTTCAGACTTTGTGGTTTCTGGCATTAAAGCTAAATATATCACTTCTAAAAAAGAAAACATGGACGAGGATATGTTACTAACTATTCTTAAGAAAAACGGCTTGGATAATTGTGTTAAGACTATTGAGGTTGTCGACATGGATGCTCTTGAGAATGCAATCTATCATAACGAAGTACCCAATAGTGTTCTTAAGAAAATGGATGCTTGCAGGAAAACTGTAATTATTGAATCGCTGAGAGTAACAAAGGTAAGAGATGAAGAAGTGGAAGGATGAGTGTGACAGCTGTCATACCTATAAAGAAGGTTGTCACGGATATGATGGGATGATTCTCTGTCCCAAATGTGCTAAGAAATTAGGGTATAAAGTATGGAAAGGAGAAGAACATGTATCAGCAAAAAGGAAAAACCACAAGGATAGTAGCTACAAGCAGAAGTTCAGTAAAGGTAAGAGATAATTTCTATACAATTGAATGTACAGAAGAAAGAAGTATTCCTGATATTGAAGATGTAGATGTAAAGACTGAGTGGTCTATGTTATTTGATGATTTAAACCAGGTCGTAGATAATCAAATAGCCGAAATTGTAGCTACATTTGACAAAAGATAGAAGATGTAATATAATATTAATGGCTCAAGATGTTTAGCTCTTGTTGTCACTTCTTTCTTTCAGACATTGATTGGTGTTGTATGACGGGACAACCCAATCATACAGCATCAATCAATGGAAAAACTCATTGCTTAATTAGCCGTCACTAATTGAGTAATGAGTTTTTATTACCAAGGAGATAAAATGAAATTAACACAGATATTGGCTTCTAGAAATTATATTATTTTAAATAAGCCATTAGCGAAAAAGTTAGGTATTCATTCAGCAATTCTATTGGGGGAACTATGCAGTGAATATGAATATTGGAGCTCCAGAGATCAGCTAGAAGAGGGAGGATATTTCTTTAGTACAGCTTCAAATATTGAAGAGAATACATTACTAACAAGGAAGTATCAGGACAAGGCTCTTTCAAATCTGAAAAATTTAGGAATTATTGAAACTAAATTGATGGGGCTCCCAGCCAAAAGATACTTTAAAATTAACGATGAAAAACTAGAAGAGTTATTATATTTATAAGTTTGTACTCTGGGTACAAACTAGATTGTTCTCTGAGTACAATAAACAATAATAACTAAATAGTAATAAGATATTTTTATTTACATATATTACATATATATAAATAAAAATACAGCCATACATGGCTGAAGGGGGAATTATATGGCATTAATATCCGTTACTAAAAAATCAAAGAATCCTAGTTTATGGAAAAAGTGCAAGTTAGAAATAGAAAGTTTTACATTGAATGTTGGCTTACAGGAAGTTTTACTTAAATATTTAGAACTTCGTCTTTCTATGAAAGACAAGCCAATATATGGAGTTGGTCAGTGGAAAGGTTTACTGAAGAAGTTATCTAGTATGTCCTCTGATACTAATGTTCAAATAAAAATTGTTGAACAGAGCATTGAAAGAGGATGGGGTACTTTTGTAGAATTAAATAGTAGATATACAAGAAATAATTTTGGCGAGTACAAAGGAATGAGTTGTAGTCAAGAAGAAGATGAAGAGGTGCGAGGTTACTTTTGATGAATAATGATTGTTGGTATAAAGATGTATGTAACCAGGAATGTACACCTAGCTGTATTAGATATTTGGAAATGAGCTATCTGATAGCGAATAGTGATATACCATATGTTTTACAGAATCCTCCAAAGCTAGAAGCTACGGTAGATTATGATAAGTATGTTAGGCTACAGGAAATTAAAGATAATATTGTAGAGTTTGTTTCTAGCGGCAGTAATCTATTAATTTGTAGCAATACTACAGGAAATGGTAAGACTACATGGGCGATAAAACTATTACTTAAATATTTTAATGACATTTGGGCAGGCAATGGTTTTAGGGTTCGTGGTAAGTTTGTCCATGTTCCTACATTGCTTCTTAAATTGAAAGACTTTAATAATCCTCTAACTGAAGATGAAAAGAATAGATTGTTGAATAGCGATTTAATTGTTTGGGATGATATAGCAAGTACAGGATTAAGTCAGTATGACTATAGTCAGTTGTTAAGTTACATTGATCAGAGAATATTATCCAAGAAAGCAAACATCTTTACAAGTAATGCAGTAGACCCACAAGACTATGAAAAGGCTATCGGAATAAAACTAACAAGTAGGATTGTAAATACATCAGAAATTATAGTGTTTGAAGGAAAGGACAGAAGATAATGGTTAGTTTACAGATTATATCTAAGGTATTATCTACTGGAAATAATAGCATTATTGAAGATAATCTTTTAACTGAAGATTATTTTGAGGGCTATCGTGATGAATTTAATTTTATTGAGAATCATTATAAGCAATATGGCAATGTTCCAGATAAGGCAACTTTCTTATCTAATTTTCCAAACATAGAATTAGTAGAGGTAGCAGAGTCAGACAAATATTTGGTAGATACCTTAAAAGAAGAATACTTGTATTATAGGTCAGTACCAATTGTACAAAAAATTGCACAGCTACTTAAGACAGATGCAAATGCAGCAGCTGAGTACATGATAAATGCTACAAAGACCTTAAGTCCTAATTATGATTTGGGCGGGGTAAACATTATTTCTCAGGCTTCATTGAGGTATGAGGAATTTTTATCTCGGAAAGATAATCAAGACAGTTGGTATTTTACAAGCGGGTTTGAAGAGTTAGATGATTTGATTCATGGGATACAGAGAGGCGAAGAACTTGTGGTATTGTTTGCAAGAGTCAATCAAGGTAAGTCTTGGGTCAGTGAGAAGATAGCGACACATATTTGGCAGCTTGGGTTTAATGTAGGATATATCTCTCCAGAAATGAGTGCAAGCAGTATCGGCTATAGGTTTGATACTCTATATCATAACTATTCAAACCGAGGACTTATGTGGGGTAAGGGAGAGATTGATGAAGAGAACTATAAGCAGTATATAGATGAATTGTCTCATAATCCTCATAAGTTTATTGTGGCAACACCGTTAGATTTTAACAAAAAGATTACAGTTTCTAAAATCAAGAAGTGGGTTGAGCAGTATAAATTAGATTTTATAGCCATTGATGGTATTAAGTATTTGACCGATGAGAGATACAAACGAGGCGATAATACTACTACCACACTAACAAATATAAGCGAAGATTTGATGAGCTTGTCTATGGAGCTGAAGATACCAGTACTTGTTGTGGTACAAGCCAATAGACAAGGAGTCAGTGATCAGCCAAATGGAACTCCAGAGCTTGAGACAATCCGAGATAGTGATGGCATTTCTCATAATGCAAGTAAGGTATTGTCTATTAGGCAGTTGGTAGACAATGTACTTGAAATCGGCATTAAGAAGCAGAGATTTGGTCCAGTTGGAGGTAAGTTGAAATATATCTGGGATATTGATAAAGGAGAGTTTACTTGGATACCATCAGAAGATGATGCTACACCGAGAGAAGTGAAAGTAGAAGCCATTGACAGGGTGAGAAAGACTTATGCGGACAAAACAGATGTATTCTAACAACATTAAAAAGTCTACATTTGAGGATAAGTTTGACAGGAAGTATGCTTGTTGGGTTCGCAATAATCCAAAATTATGGAACTGGTATAAGAGACAGAATAGAAAGCAATTTAGGAGAATACAGAAGAGATGGATTCAACAGAACATGGACGAAGAATGAGGAATGCTTACTATTATGTGTACAATAATGAGACTGATGAATTAGTCATTTATGGGACAGTAAAGCAAGTATGTGATAGGCTAGATATTACAAAGTCTACAGTAAGCAAGGCAGTAAAAAATGGAACTTTAGTTAGGCGAAGATATAGAATATATTATGAGGACGAGTGATGGATAATGAACTTATACTATATGACCGAATAGAAGCCATAAAAACAACTATAAATAAATACGGCCAGGATAGATTTTACTTATCATTTAGTGGCGGCAAGGATTCTACCGTAACTCATTATTTGTTGGATATGGCATTACCTGGAAATAAGATACCAAGAGTATTTTCTAATACAGGTATTGAGTATAATGCCATTGTCAAATATGTTCGTGAGATAAGTAAACTGGATGATAGATTTATAGTTATTTATCCCAGAAAGAATATTCGTGATACTTTGGAAGATGTAGGCTATCCGTTCAAATCAAAAGACCATTCTTCAAAGGTGAGAATGTGGCAGAGTGGTAGTAGGGCTAAGAGTGTTGTGGATTATGTAGAGAGCAACGATGATTTTACTTGTCCGGCTAAATTGAAGTATCAATTTACTGATGATTTTAAATTAAAGGTTAGTGAATTTTGTTGCAGAGAGTTTAAGAAAAATCCATTTCACGATTATGAAAAAGTTGCAAAGAGAAGAATAGCAATTACAGGTATGAGAACAAGTGAAGGTGGCGAAAGAACTAAGTTGAATTGTCTGTCATTTAGGAATGGGCGTATTAGAAAGTTTCACCCACTTGTTAAAGTTACAGATGAGTGGGAAGATTGGTTTATCCAAAAGTATAATATACAATTATGCGAATTATATTATCCACCCTACAACTTTAAGCGAACTGGTTGTAAAGGATGTCCGTATAACATTAACTTAAGGAAAGAGTTAGAGGTACTACATAATTATTTACCGAATGAAGAAAAGCAGTGTGAATATATTTGGAAACCTGTGTATGATGAATATAGAAGAATAGGTTATCGTTTAAAAACTAAAAAAGGAAAGAGGCTGTTTTAGATGATAATTAATGATACATTATTTAATGCAGAAATGTCTGATATACTAAAAGAGCTTAGAGAGCAGCTTGCTTTAAATGGTATTCATTTATTTGCAGAAATAAAAGATAGCGGCAATAATGTTATGACTTGCTGTCCTTATCATAAGGGCGGCCAAGAGAGAAAGCCAAGTGCCGGCTTTTTAAAGACAGATGGAACTTTTCATTGTTTCACTTGTGGTGAAACTCATGGGTTACCAGAAGTAATCAGTAATTGTTTTGGCAAAGATGATTATGGAGCATTTGGATGGAATTGGTTATTGAAGAATTTTTTAACAGTAGAAGTGGAGGAGAGAAAAGATGTTCAATTGGATTTGGGGCGCGACCAAGATGGTATGGGCGATAAATGCATTATTTCTAGGGTCAGTGGTCTTGACAACAATTATATTAAACCTAGTAAGACTTATATTTCCGAAGAAGAACTAGATAGTTATCGTTATATTCATCCGTACATGTATAAGAGAAAATTGACGGATGAAATTATTGAGTTGTTTGACATTGGGTACGATAAGAAAACGGAATGTATCACATTTCCAATTCGTGACATTAGAGGTAAAACTTTGTTTATCGCAAGAAGAAGTGTGAATTATAAATATTTCAACTATCCTGCGGGAGCAGAGAAACCACTGTATGGTATCTATGAGTTGTATACTTCTGACCCATTGTTTATGCCAAGTGAGGTTATTGTATGCGAAAGTATGCTGGATGCATTGACTTGTTGGGTATATGGCAAGTATGCTGTTGCGATGAATGGATTGGGTACTGAGTTACAGTTTAAACAACTAAGAGAGCTTCCATGCAGAAAATTAATACTTGCAACAGACAATGATGAAGCTGGGATGAAAGCAAGAGGTAGAATTAGGAAGAATGTAACAAATAAGATTATTACGGAGTATATCTTGCCAGAGGGGCGAAAAGATATAAATGAACTTTCTAGAGAAGAGTTTGAAAATCTTGTTGAGTTTTTCTAGAATGTGTGATATAATGTTATTAGATTAAGATATTGAGTGCTTACAATGTAAGCCTACTATAAAAGTCTAACAGTAAGAAGGAGGAAAACAAAAAATGAAAAACTTACAGACTATTGAAACTAGAAAAGGAGGTAAAAGATAATGGCTAGATTCAATTACACTGAAGCGGAACACTATGGCGGTCAGGGAGGTTCAGGTTTCTTTTCTATCCCAAATGACGGGGATATTAAGAAAGTAAGATTCCTTTATGACACAGCGGAAGACATTGAGGGATATGCGGTTCATGAAGTAGAAGTTGATGGCAAGAAGAGATATGTTAATTGCCTTAGAGCATATAATGAGCCAATTGATAATTGTCCTTTCTGCAAAGCTCAGAGAAGACAGCAGGTCAAGGCATTTATCCCGGTCTATGATGTTGATGATGGTAAGGTCAAGTTCTGGGAAAGAGGAAAGAAAATGTTTGCTAGATTATCTGCATTATGTGCGAGATACCCTCATCTTGTTGAACAGGAATTTGAAATTCAGAGACATGGCGCAAAGGGCAGCAAGGAAACATTCTATGACATTATGCCATCAGTTGGAAAGGTTCCAGATGGAACAAAAATTACTGATTTAGTTGATGAAATGCCAAAAGTAGTTGGCGGGTTAGTTTTAGACAAAACTCCGGCGGAGATGGAGCATTATTTAAGTTATGGCTCATTCCCAACTAATGGTCAGTCATCATCTACTACACAGGCAACTCAGGTTGCTAGAAGGACACCAGCTACTGGTAGAGAAGTATTCTAATGCCTTTGTTTAATATCCCACAACGAGCTGGAAAAGAAGCTGACAAAAACATTGCCAAAAAGTCAAACTCCAAGTCTGCCCCAATTAAAAAAACTAGTGGTGTACTTGACAGGATTGATGCTATCAAGGTAATGGTAGACAGAAACTTAGGCAAGTTTCGGGATGAATATATTGTGATAAGAGATGAGGATACTCTTGCACAGTATATAGATAAGTGCATAGAAAATGATGTTATATCAATTGATACAGAGACCACAGGCTTAGACCCGATTGATGATAAGCTCGTTGGTTTGTGTATATATACTCCTAACATGAAGGCAGCATATATTCCAGTAGGGCATATATCATATATCACTATGGAAAAATTGCCTGACCAATTATCTATTCCCGTTCTTCATGAACAATTTGAGCGGCTAAGAGATGTTAAAGTAATCATGTTTAATGCGAACTTTGACTTAAGAGTCTTACGACATTCTCTTGATGTATATCTTGAGTGTTATTGGGATTGTTATATAGCAGCTAGATTATTAAATGAAAATGAAGGTGTAGGTAATAACGGCTTAAAGGCATTACATAGAAAGTATGTGTTAGATGGTCAGGAAGATGCTTTCAGTTACGAGGCAATGTTTAGGGGTACTTCATTCGACATTGTTCCTATTGAGTATGCTTACTTGTATGCGGCACATGATGCTATCATAACTTATGAGTTGTACCAGTTCCAGAGTCAATATTTAAGGCTAGATAGCGAAAGAGAAGATATGAGAAAAATAGCTGATGTATTTTTCAATATTGAGATGCCGTGTATTGAAGTAATATGTGATATGGAGGACAACGGAGTAACCTTTGATTTAGAGTATAATAAGCAATTGGCGGTAAAGTACAATGCTTTATTGGAAGAGAAACTAAGAGATTTTTATACAGAACTTGAAAAGTATAAGCCGGAGATTGATAGGTATAGACAAGTAAATATAGACAATAAACTTGACGACCCAATTAATATAGGCTCACCTTCTCAGTTGGCGATTCTATTATATGACATTCTTAAAGTAGGAGTTATAGATGAGAAAAAGCCGAGAGGGACAGGCGAAGAAATATTGAAAAGGATTGATTTACCTATCGCTAAGGTAATTCTAGACTATAGAGAGTTCGCAAAATTAATTGAAGCATTTATAAGTAAGTTACCGTTGGCCGTTAAGAAAGATGGTAAGATTCATTGTACTTTAAATCAATATGGAGCAGATACAGGAAGAATGAGTTGTGAAAACCCAAATCTTCAACAGATTCCAAGCCATAACAAAGATATTAGAAAGATGTTTACTGCTCAAGATGGATATATTCTAATGTCATCGGACTATTCACAACAAGAACCGAAAGTTATGGCACAGATGTGTGGAGATGAGGGTATGTTACAAGCCTACCGTCAAGGTAAAGACCTTTATGCTCAAATAGCAGCAGTGGCATTTAACAAGCCTTATGAAGATTGTCTTGAGTTTTATCCAGGTACTACCGAAACAAACAAGGAAGGTAAGTCTAGAAGAACTCAGGCTAAAAGCATATTGTTAGGTGTTTTGTATGGTAGGGGTGTTCCGAGTATAGCGGAGCAATTAAGATGTTCTACTGAAGAAGCTCAGGTTATTAAAGACAAGGTGTTTAAGGGATTTCCGGCTATTCCTAAGTTTGAGTCAGATAGTAAGACAATGGCTCGTGAAATGGGATATGTTACTACTCTATGGGGAAGAAAGAGGCGATTATTCGACTTGCAATTACCTAAGTATGAGTTTAAGTGGAAAGATGGAGTAGCTCCAGATTTAGATGCTCTTGACTTTGATAGTGAAGCAGAGAATGAAGTACCTCAAGCTTTGCAGAGAAAATATTTAAGCAAATTAAATAAAGCATGGGGCAGTCAGAAAAGACAGATATTTGAAGAAGCAAACCAGGAAGGTATTTGGATTGTAGACAATACCAAGAAGATTGCAGATGCAGAGAGACAATGTGTCAATGCGAGGATTCAAGGGTCAGCAGCTGATATGTCTAAGTTGGCTATGATTAAAGTAGGAACAGATAGACAGTTGGCAGATTGGGGATTCAAATTATTGATTCCTGTGCATGATGAGTTGATCGGAGAATGTCCTAAAGAAAATGCAAAAATCTG